GCACCTGTGAAGGAGCACGATATACTTCGGACCCCGCGAGCCAGTTCCCAGAGGGAACCCTGCCGCCCGAAGGTATGTTTGACCAAACCTCACCCTGCCCTATCAGCCAGGTTTATTCCTGGTGTGTGGGACATTTATTTGGCGAAACGACAAGTCAAAGTCGTCAAGCTGGATAATGGGCATCTATTGGGAGTGAAGATTCTCCCCTAGATATGGATCCTCTGTAGTTCTCGTCGCTTAGGCAGCTGAGGCGCAAGGGAGTGTGCTCGCACCTCATTTCCTTGTGACAAGATCCAGATCTAGCAATGACAACAACTATACTAATCGCGACAATTTTCATGTCTTTGAAAAGTATGTCAGCTGCCATTGTAAATCGGAAATGGGCCAGCCCTAAAGAAATTTGGGGTATGGCTCATCTTCTGATCCTGTCTGTAGGTCTAACTGAATACATAGGAGACTTTAAGCTACTCACAGATCGACTACTCTCAGTGTGGGAGAAATCTGGGAAGAAATTCCTAGTTCTCTACATGAAGGAGTGTGTCGCTCTTGTGATTGCCTTCCTGAATCACGCGAGTCGTCCCTTCATCAAGGGGATGATTTCGGTGCGTCAGAGTCGCCAAGGTCTACCGTTGATTATCCCCGGTCCCCTTCGTGTCGTTATCTTGCGATATCGTCGCGATGGAGGATACAGAGATCAACTGGTCACTCGAATTGTCTTGACGATCTTGTCAATGTATAGAGTTTTAAACTTTGTATCGAAGCCAAATTTGGCGACGATCACTGATCCTTTTAACGGGATTAGCCCATTGCTCGATATTAATGAGCTGGGCCGAGTTTTGGCTCTATTTCCTCGACTGATCCTCAAGGGGATGTCCTGGACAATCTCGGAGTCCGCTGGTCCTAACGGGCCACGGGCAACTTGGTTTGCGGGGGCAGACGCATTGGCTTACATTGAGAACCCACGTCAGTGGGCTTTCCTTGTAGGCTATATGCTTCTGAACCGGCAGTTCCTAGCTCTCGCGTGGTTAACCATTATTCAGATTTTATCTGTACCAGGGATGGCAATTCTAATTGCAATCAGAGGTCTAAAGGTAGTTCCTTCCAAATTGGGGCGGCTTGCCGCTCTCAATAAGGATGGAGCAGGGAAAAGACGGATCATTGCTATTACAGATTTCTGGACACAGCTTGTGTTCAGACCTCTGCATAGCGCTATTTTCGCCGTGCTCAAGAAAATTGAGCAAGACGGAACTTTTGATCAGTTTAAACCAGTTGAGACATGGGTTTTACCCCGTGTTCGATTGGGTTTTCCCGCCTTTAGCTTTGATCTCTCAGCGGCGACGGATCGCCTTCCAATTGCGCTACAACAACAAATTCTATCCCACCTCTTCGGAGTGTGGTTTGGAAAATGTTGGGCAGGGCTGTTGGATCGGGATTGGTGGTTCCAGGGTAAACCCATTCGGTACGCAGTTGGTCAACCAATAGGAGCTCTTAGCTCTTGGGCAATGTTAGCGTTCAGTCACCATGTGATTGTTCAGTTAGCTGCTTTGCGTGCGGGATGGACTACTTGGTTTCCGCATTACGCTTTACTCGGTGATGACTTAGTCATCGCTGATAAAGCGGTTGCGGGCCATTATCAAGCGTTGATGCGACATTTGGGGGTTCCTATCAATCTGAGTAAATCAATTATCTCAGAGGTAGGACTCATCGAATTCGCTAAACGTTGGGTAAGTGGAACTAGAGGTGAACTTTCTGCAGTTGGGCCTGGATTACTCCTGGCCGTTCTACGGAATATTTATCTCTATCCTGTTCTGATCTTACATCTCTTCGAGCGTGGTTGGATCGCTTTTCCGAAGCAGTTAGAGAGTGCAATTGCATCACTTGCTAAAGTGCGACGTAATGTCACACCAAAGTTTATGATGCTATTGTATGTAACCATTGTTGGCCCATCGGGGCTCATGCGCAAAGGACGCCACGTCACAGCTTTCGCTGATACGTGGTTCGAATCCCTAGCGCGGCTTCCGATGAGTTCTGCGACTTCATATCTAATTATTGCCTTCAAGGCACTATTAGAACGTGACTTCGCCAACAAATGCAGAATTGCCGCCGAGAATCTACAGTACTTCGCCCAAAATTGGTCGAAGATGCCTATTCTCGTAGGAGACTGGGTTACTGGGATTCTCTCGGTCCCATTGGTACTTATTTCACCTGGATTTTGGATTTACCTCGTGCGACTATGGGAAGGTCGTGAACCCGTTCTCCAAGGTAGTCTGAATCTTCATGGGTTATTACACCCTGAAGACGCAGACAAGCCGGGAGCCATCCAGTTCAACTTGCTTGACTTAGCGGACTTGGCTTCGATCGATTGGTCGAACCGAGACGCTATTAAAGCACAACTCGGGTTATCCGTTGATCTTATGAAGGAGATCGAGCGTTTAATCTCGGAAGATCTTAATGCCAATCCGTCCTTGGCGTTGTCTACCCACGTGGAGAATCCGATCCCTGACGAGGTCTACCAATGGATGATGCGTAAAGCTCATCGAGAGGCAGTCCTCGCTCAAGGTCGGCCACGGGGTCGACAGCTAGGGACGTAGTGCTTAAAATCCTCTCCTTCGTATTCAGCGGACAACTTAGTGTGCTAGGGCCTAACAAGCCTCTGGGATAGTCCCGGTTCGGATAGCGAGTAATCGCGACAAGAAGTAAGGCTTTATGCAAACCTACCCTTCCGGATCAGTTAATGACCCCTTCGTAGTGCACTAAGGTATCTACATTGGACAGG